ACAATAACTGGCCTACTGTGTCTGTTGTTTTAACAACAATAGTACCTAAGAATTGATCCTTCTTAATAATATGCGCTATCTGCATTTCGTCTTTATCAGTGCCAAAAAGTGGCTCTTTAACTATCCTATTATGTGTTATATTAGGGTCTAACTTCTGAAAATACTGAGGGGCGTCTACTACGTTTGAAAAATTCAAAGATGTTGTTATAAATCTATTGTTGATACCTGGTTGGTTAGGATTGTGTAATCCAGTCCAACTCCTAAGCCATGACCTAGCATCATCGATACCATCGGTCACCAAACTCTTGGCTCCTTTCGTAACTGCATCCATCAAACCGGATGCTACTCCTTTAAAATTACTAGCTAAACCTACTTGGCCAGCGAACTTAACTTCGTCAATTGGTACATCAATGCCTGTTAAAGCATTAAAACCTATCCTTATCAGCGCAGCTGATAAAGATATCAACGAACCTAAGGCCGCCAGGTACTGTACGTTCTTAGTAATCTTCTTCTTCTTCTTCTGTGGGGAACTAATAAATTGATTAACATCACCTGTTTGAGGTAACCAATTAACAAAACGTGGTGTGGGTACAAACAAATCCAAATGTTTAAAACATGCTTCAATTACTATACTAAGGTTCAAGCTTGAGCCTGTCGATGGTCTTAAAGGGTTTAAAACCATAATAAGCAATGTGGCATAATTACCATTTGTAGTCGTTATATCTAATCCTTGGGGGGTTCCTGTTCCCATATCCAAAGTTTGCAAATCAGTATTGCAAAACCATGGAACGGGTAAAGTAACAGATGTTGCTTCGTTAGCATTTAGAAATGCGTGCGGTCCTGACAACATTGTGTTAATAAGCTGTGGTGATGGTTGTGTTGGAAAAACGGGTAAAGGGGGAACAATAGCTATAAAGGCAGTACCTTGATGGGCTATAGTTCCTGCTGTGGAAATATTAAGAACTAAATCTGAACGGCCATAAGCCGCAGTTTTTAATACATTAGATAATGATTCATTAGATCTAATAATATCTCCTGGTAAAAAATTAATAGTGCTTTGTAAAAAAGTATATCTGGGGTCTTGATCACGCCATTGAACTACATCTACAAAAAAGGGTCGCTCAATAAAAGACTTAACGTCCATTTTATAAGCTTCCGGTATATCTACGTTCATAAAAAATTCATTATTAATAGAATGCATATCTTGTATTTGTCTAGTAGATATGCTGGCTACTGTGGTTGTTAAATCTTGGTCGGTTATGGAAAAATCATTGTTGGCTATTTTTGAAAACTGTGTGTCTACATTATTTAAATTTTGTTGTGTAATATCTTATTGTTTAACTAATTGGTTGATATTAATCCAATTTAACTGAAAAGTTGTTCGTCTAGTATCGCAGCTGATTGTTTTTCAGAATACAATCATTTCGTCACTCAAAATACTAAAAACGTGCTATAGGTTGCAATCCTATTTTCCTAATTGTGAAAAGACATATCTTTTCCTAATCCTGTCATAACTTCCGTATATCCAGAATCAGATTTCAATATGTTCTTAACTTTCTCCTCATCGAAAAATAATAAATGAGGGAATTGTTTTTTAAAAATGTTTGTTAAACTATAATAAAAACTCCTACTGTGCAAATACGCTTCTACTTGCACCGATTTCATCTTACCTTCTATACATTCGTTAAGGTCTTTCTTCGAGTCATACCACTGTAAAGTGTTCATAATGGTATCTACGGATAAAGCTCCTACGTATGTTGCTAATTGTGGGTGGTAAACGAAATCTCTCTTAACGTAATTCAAGTCTTTCAAGGGTCTATGCGGGGACACTATTGGAGTTTTATCTCCGTTAGTGCAATCCATGCCTAAACTCTTGGCTACTTCTGCTATCGTCTGTAAATTAATAATATTCCTAAACTCATGTGGGGTTCCAAAAATCTTATCATCTCCTGTAACATAATCTACTATCTCATTAAATTCTGCATATGATGGTATTCCATCCCAATTTCTATACATAGTAAGAGCTGTTAAACTCTTATTCAATAAACAATTTAATAATAAAGTTAACCATGTTCCAGAAGGTAGTCCGTGTGTTGTTGCAATTAATTCGTCAGAAACCATGGTCATAGATGTGGTCATTGTGTTAAACAAATACTTAATCATATAATCATGCTTTCCTCTATATTTTTGTAAAAATATCTCTCCTATCGTCTGCATAATACGTGCATTTATAGATCCATCCCATTTTCCGAAATCAATATCACCATGTATATGGCAAGGTTTCAACTTCTTATAAATGGTGTCAAAATCTTTGTATGGGTTTAATCCTATACAAATACCTGTGTTGTGTACGTTATCTTTAAAGTGGGGTATAAGCTTTCCAAAAATCTTTTTGGTCCACCATATGTGAAACAAGGGCATTACTCGAAATGTCCTGGGGCTTGTGGACTTGGGTATGGTACGTAATTCATCTTTAAAAGTTTCTATACACACAAAATGTTCTGGTGCATAATCTTCTTCTTCAGCTGCTTTCCTAAATCTCTCTATTCCTTCTCTAGTTATATCCTTAATCTCCTTATTATCAAAATCAAAATAATCTAACTTGCTCTTCAAACATCCATATCCATTACTGGAATCTTTGTTTAAAGGTTGCAATCCATCGCCTCCAAAGGCTACTGTCATGTCATCTACATCATCAAAATAAGGTATCATCGGTTCTAAACACTCAAATATATAAGCTAATTCATCATCGGTAACGTCTCCTTGGTGGGAAAGGGTTTTTGAGGCCATTTTCTTCAATAAAGTCACGGGTTTCCCCATAGCTTTAAAATCGGGTGGTTTCTTGGGAGCAACGGTTTTGCTCGTGGTGTGGTGAAATATACTATCTTCTAAATTCTTAATATCTGCATTATACTCGCGGTGGAAAATAGTTTTAACAAAACTACTTTCTCCTCCTGTGTATCTAACTTCCATTGGTGTCTCATATCTAAGTCTAACTCCTGATTGTCCTGGTACTATTCTTCGGTCTATCTCAAATTTGACATCTCTACTAGATGTCATAACTTTACGTATATCGTCTGCTATATCCTGTGGGGGTGCTACTACAAATCCTACTTCATCGGGGGTACCTGCAACGTGAAATCCTACAATTCCTCCGTCTGTACTGCATAAAGCAGTACCGCAAAAACCTTCCGATGATACTCCTGTAAAATATCCTGATCCTGGTTTGTGTGAAATATCAAATAATTCTTGTGATTCATATGGTACTCCTAAAAAATTCTTCTTGTTTACTATCCTATATCCTGTGTAATTAACGGCTTGATCATTGCGAACAACGCTCAATCCTAAAATTACTTCTTGTGTTTTTACACTATTAACTAAATAATGCAAAGGGTTGTTTTGTTGTTGTTGTGGAAATATGTTGTGACATAATTTCCACAAAGGTATGGCTTTCGTAATTCGATATATGGCTATATCGACAGATAAATAACTTTTAACTAATTTAACTTCAATATTCTCCATTTCCTTGTGACCATTTAACCAATGATCCCAAGTTGTGTAAATATCTAAAACTTTTCCTTCTATTGGTGAATGATATGGAAACATAATTTTGTCTCCACTAACTATCGCTTGTGTTAATTTATCTTTCGATCTGTCTAAACTATCTTCCTTAATATGTATGGTTTTACAAAATCTCCTAATACTATTAATCCTATCGTTATCTCCTATAGTCAATAACTTCAACATATCAACGTCTTTGTCATTAACTTTCATAACTTCACTAATATCTATCTTTTCTCTATTCCAAAACTGTCGTAATATTCCTATTATTAAAAACAAAAAAGTACCGCCTGCTAAAGCTGTACTTAAACTATACTTGTACTTAAAAACTATGTCTCTCACCGTACTACCGGCTTGGCTATCTACTATAATATTGGTAAAAACTTCCCATATCTTCTTGGCTTCTATGGTTAAAAATTCCATAGCTTCGTGTATAACACTAGCTATGTAATCATAACTGTCTACCAAAGGTATGAGTAAAGCATCTGCCCATCCCTGGGCTACAAATCTACGGGTATCTTCATTGGTATGCTCTACAGCATCTACAAATTCCTCATCTGTCATAACTATTCGTTCTGGTGTTGGTATTACTGGTTCTCTTTCTAATTCTACACTTCTTATTATATCGTTGTAAAATCCTTGGTTGGGTACTAAATGTTTACGATCTGCTTCGTCAGTTCTCTCTATATGAGAAACTAACCTATATACAAACTTCAGCGCTGCAGTGTTATCTGCTACGCCATCTTTAACTGTCTCAGTAATCAATGGTAAATCTCCTGCATTGTGATACAAAAGTTTATTAACCCATTTCTTCTCTCCTCTAAAATCGAACTTGTGGTAACTTAATCGTTGGTTGAAAACTTCTCCTGGTTGTGAAATCCTATCTACTTTAACTACGTGTGCTCTTCTGAATAAGGCCTCAGGGCAACTAACGCCATCAGCGCTAGTAAAACCGCCTAAATTCATAAAAGAGTTGGTTGTCATAAAAATCAATTTTGAACTGAAAAATTTTGTGTTTTTCAGTGATGCGTTAGCGCAAGCTAACGGGTACTTCACTGGTGAAACTAAATTTATAATCATTCCTAATTCATTTTTTGCTCGTTGTGCTACGTCATCAACTACCATCAAATACTGTCCTGCATAATCATCCCAAAAATCTTTTCCTGCCACTAATGGAGGGAAAGAATGGGAATATACAGAAACTCCTTTCGATCTATACAAATCAACCATCATGTTCATGATAACTGATTTGCCTGTTCCTGCATCTCCTTCAAAAATAAATAAGATGGGTTCATCACGAGATGAACTTTCAAACGAAGTAACTGTCTTAACTATATTCTCTTTAAACAAATTCCATGTGGTTTTAAAATAATTGTTGGTTCCGTTGGTTATAAACTCTACAAAAACTGCATCTCCTACACATTTATCATATAATTCAGTAATCTTTTGACGAAAAACTGGATCAAACATTCGTGTGCTATCTCTACAATAACTAGAATATATCTCGGCTACTTCCTTCATTCTCTTATACATAATAAACTTACTTCCTACATTACTTAAAATATTTTTAATACTAGCTGCTAAAAAAGTGGGTATTAAAGGGTTATCTAAACTAATAATATAATCTAACATAGATATAATAGTATCAAAAAACATACTAACTGTTTCTAAAATAAAATCATTATCAAAAACCTTCTTACCTGTTAATAAAGCAAAATTTTTCAATTTGTCTAATAAACATGTGGGTAATTGTAAAGCGGCTAATCCTATCAATAAATCTGTGGTGGTTGTTGTTTGTGGAAACATTTTGGTGTATCGTTTGTGCATAATAAATAATGAAATAAAAGAAGATAAAATCTTGTTAACGGAAAAATATCCTTCTCTCAAATCAATCAAAAATCTAACTACATCTAACAAAAATAATCCAAAATCTCCTGATAATAAAGTGCTGGCTGTGCGTCTAGTGTGCTGTAACATACTAATAACTGTGGTCAATGGTTGGAAAAAATCAAAACCCATAAATTGGGGCTTCCAATTAACAGGTGTTACAAATATAAATAAATTATCATCTTCAGTATAGTACTTGTAATTAGTACTATTCGTTTTTGTGTATCGGCTGGCTGTTTGTCTATCTATCTCCTTAACATATAATGATGTCATGTAACATACAAATTTGTGGGTGGGTTCTTTAGCGTAACTAATCCTAATTGAGTCTTTCTTAGTTGTGTAATGATTTCTCATTTTATTCAAAAAATTCTCAACTTTCCTATGATATCTATACTCACTACAAACGTTTCTCTTTACGCGAAGTTGGGGTTTCGCATAAAAATCATCATCATCTAAATCATTGCAATCAAATTCCATACATTTCCGTTCTCTTAAGCCAGATTCCTTGCCTCTTAAGGCAGTCAAATCATCTGAATCTAGTAGATCAAGTTGTGAAACTTGAGCTTCATCATCGTATTTCAGTGGCCGTTCGTTCAAATTTTTCGTTTTAGCGTTAGTCAATTCCGGGGTAGCAAGGGCAAAGGGGGACTTCATGGTCGTTTAAAAATAGGCACATCGTTCTCACTTTTTGATAGAACTAGGGGAGGTGTGTTTGTCCGCCCGGTCTCATAATATAATAATATGTATCACTACACTTGTCTTTAAACAATATAAAGGCTTCATCAACTTACAAGTTTTGTCGTAAATAATACATCTTGTTTGAATTAAAATCGGTTGTACATCATCGGTATATAGTCCGGAACGTGAGTCACGCCCATAAAAAACATGATGTGCTCGCTAAGAGTCGGCACAACTATAAATGCTATATTCATGGTTTTTAAAGGTTGGTGTTTTCAATTAAGAGCATCGTAAGGTAGACTTGCATTTTCTCCGCGACGATAAGAATGTAGCGGTCTACGTCCCAAAATGATTAAAGGAAACAGAGGTTCTTCGTATAGATACGTCCTCAATACAATACTTTCAAAATTCTCCCGACTGTTATTATAAAACACATGTCTGGAATGTTGTGTATTATAATAACAGAATTAATATATACAAAAATTATTGCCACGAGTGAAATAGCTATAGATTATATCAATAAAATCTCAGAAATGATTATCTATAGCCAGAGCGTACTAAACTTTTAAAAGTTGCAACAATTTAAAATAAATATATAAAATATAATTAAAAATAAACTAAACTAAAAAATATTTGTTATGGTTGAAAGTTCAGAGCAGTGGGGCCAAATTACTTGGTGTTCTATATTATAACTAGCTAGTTAAATATAAAATCAAATAATAAGGAAATAAAAACCTGCAAAGG